GACAATGTACACACGTCACAGTTTCATTCCGCCAACTCCATGCGCCGCGTCTCGTAGCCGCGCACCCACTCCAGGGACTGCGGGCTCATGCACGGGTACGGGTTGTTGCGCATGTCGCCGTGTGTATCGCAAGCCTCGTCGTAGCCCTCGTCGAAGGCGCTGTGCAGCGCACGACCTTCAGGGGTTAGCCACATGGGGGTAGGCATCACAGCACCTCCTGAAGCACAGCGCGCGGTCCGTACGCCGCGATGCACTCGGCCAACATCTCGAGCAGTGTAACCGCGGGGGCAAGCTCCGCAGTCGTGTAGGTCACGTTGACATAGTGGGTCATGACGCCACCCGTTCGCGCGCTGCGGCATACGTGGCCGGGCTGATCGATCGCACCCAGTTCTGCAGATCACCACACCAGTAGGCCACGATCGTGGCGTCGTTGTTCGTGCGGTAGGTGCGGCCGTTCATGTAGAAGTTGGTCCATTTGTCGCGCATGAGTATCTCCGGTTAGTACTGACTGTAACGGCTCGGGCGGGCAAGACTTGAGGAGAATTGGGTCACAGTTTCGCTTATCGTTTCCAGTAAGGGACATCTGTGCCGAGCGGTTTCAGGCAACATGTGCAATGCGGTTTGCCAGTTGCCGTCCCTAGCCGTTCCGCTTCAGCGGCATTGCGGTATGTAGCGGCCTTAGCCGAGTACGCGGCCGTGCTTCCGTAAGGGAAACCTAGGGCAGCGTAATGCCCGATCATGGCGTCTTGTTCGGCCGCGAGGCGCTCCCAGTGCGCCCCCGGGGCGTCAAACCCGGGAGACGCGCTCAAGGCGCACCCCCTTGAGGGCCGCGCGCTGTGACGCCGCGTTGTAAGCGAGGGTTTCCAAGTCGCGGCAATTCCTCGGGATGTCGATGCGCTCAGCACCGGCCCAATCGCCGTCAATGGAGTAGTCCAGGAGGATGCGATCAGAGAGAATTTCGTAGGAGGCGTACATTTTCGGTCATCCTCGTTGCGTTGCTGATGGCTGCATAGTGCGCCAAGTTGACTCTCGGGACAATCCGAGTGCGTCACACTTTGCGATCGTCGAGCAACCACATGGCCAAGCCGCGCGGATCGGCGCATTCGATGTCGATGTGCGAGCCGTCGAGGTATTCCACACGGACACGTGACGCGCTGATAACGATTGACTTCATGGTCGCTCTCCGAGTTGCTGTGTACGGATTGTAACGGCTTGTCCACACAAAGCTTGAGCGGCTTGCGTCACAGTTTTGTCACGGGAATATTATGTAACTATAAGTCTTTGAAGTGTAGTTTGTCATTAGGACTACGAAATCGCCTTTAGCCGCCATGGCCCCATTCTTTCGTTTTCAGTATGTATGATTACCTTATCTACCCGCGCAATCTTTCTTACTACATATAACACTCAAATGCACACAGAAAAACAGTCATACATACTGAAAACGAAAGAAATGCCCCTTTAGCCGTAAACCCATTTTCGTAGTCCTAATGACAAACTACACTTCTTGACGCGTCGCGCTGTTGCCATTAAGATGCCCTAGCCAAAACCAAAGGAGACTTTTTCATGAACCGAGCAGAGGCTATTGCATTTGGGGAGGTCCACTACGAAGGGCTCCCTTGCCGAGTTAACCCGAGTCACGGCAGGTTGCGCTACACGAGTTGCGGCGCCTGCGTGGACTGCCGGTGCGGCACGCCGGCAGAAAAAGCGCTGCGCGCCACGCGGCGGGCTGAGCGTCGTCAACAGCAACTAGCAATCCTGACTGCCAACGTCTCCGACATGTGGCGCGGCTTAAGGGCTTCTCGACGGATAACACAGTCGGAGCGGGACGCGCTGAACAACAAAGCGGCCAGGACTAGCGAGCTACTAGATACGCTGCTTGCCGACTGGCGGCCGGCGGATGGCGTCACTTGGGAGCAGCTTGAGTCGCTGGGGCTTATTCGGAAGGGGCGTTTGCAATGAGCTCTAAATTCCTAGCAGTTTGGTTTCAGCATTCTCGTGCCCGACTGGCCGCATTATGGTTCGAACAACGCACAAAGGATTTAGGATACCCCGCAAAGCCAAAACGGCGCGCATACCTTAACGCAGACTTGCCGGTGTTCAAGTGGCCCAAGCGCATGCCTGAAGAAGTTAAAGAGGTACTAAGGGAAGAGTACAGCCGCGTCTCTGATGTAATCGCGGCGCTAGACATTGAGACGGTGGAAGCGATGGTTTATAGATACCCGACAGAAGCTCCGGGGCAGCTATCAACCTTGATAGCTGTTTGACTGGTCAGACTGTGACACACTTCTCCCAGGCGATGGGCACAGGTAGAAGCCATGGCCGCCGCTGTGCGGCTGACGGGTTGACGAGTTCTAGCGGGGGCTAGGCTGCTAGAGCTCGGCGCAACGGCTGAGTGTGGGTTAGCCTGTAGGCAATGGGTGCGCGCTGTAGATCAGTTGGCGCACTCTTGCCGCGTCGGGCGCAGCCCTGCCCACGTATGGGAAGCCTACCGATGCCATCAATTCGGCGCGGCACTCGGGGGCGACTTTCTCGGTGGCGCGGTTACGCTGTAGGAATAGTTCAAGGTCGAGCTCGGTAACGCGGCCATCCAACCCGATGCGACCCGCTTCGATATCATTAAGCAACTGCTGCTCGTGGCGCGGGCGGCTCATGCGGATATGCTCCTCAGTAAATGAAGTCTTAGGCGCTCGAGCTGTGCGTGCGGGATTGAATTGGTCCGGTATTTGGTACGTCTGCAGATAGTGCGCGAGGTAGGCGTACCCCTCACGCTGCAACCAAGGGTAGAAGTATTCAGCAAAAAATGTTTCGTGCAGATCATCGCGGATGAGGTCGGCCTCGGTTTGCTGCGCCAAGAAGAACGGGGCCAACCGCCGCTCATCTGGCGTGTGGGGTAGCGCTCGCTTCTCATTGCCGGTAAAGAAAAACTTCAGCACGTTACCATAAACCGTGGTTCGGTCGATTCCTTTGCGCTCGACTTCCGACACGTCCTCGGTAATCATCGGCTTGAGCGCGTCCCACAATTCGTAGCGACCGTGCAGATTGATATCATCCACGCAGGCTAGAACCTTTGCATCCAAGTTGCCGTTGAACTGCCCATCTAGGTGATTAGCACGCGGGCGCTCAACGTACCGTCGCCCGACTGCATAGGTAAGAACGTTGACGAACGTTGTCTTGCCGCCGCCCTTGGCGCCTTGCACGAATGGGGACCATCTAAACTTCTTACCGGGGTACTGCACGCAGGCGGCCATCCACGACAGCAGTATTTGCCGGTCGCGCTCGTCTGGTAGCTGCTTGGCCATCATTGAAAGAAACGGCGATATGTCGCCCGGCTCGGCAGCAATGGCGGGCGGCCACCAGTTATTGACCGCGTCGTCGCGCATAGTCATAGGCGCGTCATCTGGCGAGAAATAGGTCTTTGCAGCGCGCGGGAACAAATGCATTTCATTGTTTAAGTAGCTATCCCAAGGCTTTTTGGTGTGCTTGCTGCCATCCGCGTTGAGGAGGAACGTGCGCCCAAGGCCAAAAGTAGCATTAAACCGAGGCTCGTCGTATTCCGTCGCGCCTGGGCCTAGGATACGGTTTAGCGCTGTAACATAGCAGCAACCCGCGAACAGCTCTGCTTGATCCAGAGCGCCAAGGATGTCACTTGGGTTTGGTTGCTTGCCGGCCGCCGCTGGCGCGGCATCTGGGGCTCGCGCAGTCTTTGGCACAAGACACTTAGCCCAATGCTCACGAGCCGCCGACAACCCGTCCCCGGCGCGACGGATGGCCCCGCCCAATTTGTAAGGGTTGCTATCCCACGCGTCGCGCACGAGCTCGGATTGACGCATGATGCGCTCGGTGCGCGCGCAGTCGTAGCCCGTCTCACGCATTACCATATTAGCCAACGCCATATCCGCCGAGCTCGCATCGTAGGCATTCGTGGCGTGCGGGTACGCTTCACCAAGCGCCGATTCGTCGGCTTCCCACAGCTCAAGCCCGCTCGGAGTTTTCTGTGGCATGCGCCCAGTGGTAAACACGGACGCGTCGGCACGCGGGGTGCTGCCCGGACGCGCCTTGACCAGCGCTATTATTTCCTCATCAGTGCGATTCGGCCACGGGAACGCAGGATCCGGAGCATCCGTCCACCAATCTTTATCGACGCGCTCGGATGCCGGCGCATTGCACCGCTCCGCTATCAGCGCATGCAGCGCCGCAGTGTGGTCAGTGCGCGGGTCGCCCGTCTCACTGGTGCCAGTGAGCGCTATGAAGCGCCCAAAGGTGTACACCTCGATGCCTGGCGCCCGCGTACCGTGGTCCGGTCGCGGTCCGCTGTAGCTAAAAAATATATGCAGCCCATCGCCCGAGTAACTTACCTCGACTAGGGCGCCGGGAAACTTGGCGCACATCTCGTGCGCAAGCGGTGACCATTGGCCGGTGTTGCGGTCAAGCGCGTGGTCCACATCCACGCACGCCAGCTGGCAGCCATCGTGCAGCACAATGCCGATGTGGTAGCCCGTCGCTGCGGCCATTGCCTCGGCGAATGCCGGGAGCATCCACGTCGAGCGGTCATGGGCGTTGGTGGGCGTGCCGTTGGCATCGCACGGCACCTTGTTCCAACTACCGTCGGGACGGCGAGCGGGCCTCCAAAGGATAAACCACGCGCGGTCGGCGAATGCTTGGAGTATGCGCATGGGTTACGCCGCACCGGCCGCAAGGTACTCCACAACTGCCATGCGCAACCCGACCGGCGCATCCCGCAGCCGCTGATTGCCATCCACCAACGCCCAGCGCAACACGGGCAGATTCTCAGTGTAGATGGCAGCTTGAATGATGCCATCCTGCATGCGCTCTATTGGACCCATGCGGTACGTGACGAGCGCGATGCTGCATTCGGCACGCTCGGCCACGTCTTTGCGGGTCACATTGCGGTAACCCTTGGTGGCGGCCAGCTCGAGGGCAGCGGCCATGATACGATCGGCACTGCTGCTCATGGAGCCGCACGCCGCACGATCCAAATATTTCGGGAGAACTGGAGCCTCCGCAACTTGCACCATTGCCGCAAGTACTGCCTGGTATACCTATTGCGGATAATCATCTGGCGGCTCCTAAGCTGGCGAATGCTGCGCACGATACGCTGCGCTTGTGCGGTGTGTCTAGCGGACGGCGTCACACATCTCCCGGGTCCTCCGTAATTGCAGCGTTGGCCCCAAGGCTCAGCAGCAGGTCCCGCCATCTCTCTTGAGCCGCCAGCCGCTCGGGATCGGTGCGCCCGCCGACCGCTTTGGCCTCACGTGACCATAGGCGCCCGAGAGTCTGCCCCACGTGGTTGGGTGTGATAAGGATCGGCTCGCAACCGATCAGGTCGGCGGATTTCCACATAGCATTCATCTGTTTGGACTCATTGCCGAGCCCGTAGCGCACCGGCCGGCCCTTGGCGTCCATCAGCACGCCGACGTTATTGCGCCAGGCGCGTATGCCCCGCTTGGCCGCGTTGAGACGCAAGCCGGCTTGCACTGCCGCTTCACTCAACGGTATCTCGGGGCGCCGCTCGGGCGCCAGCGGTGCGAGTCGCCGCTGTAGGTCCGCTATGGCCGCGTCGCGGAGCTCGGCGGGGAGCCAATCGCGAGCCCAGTCGTGGAGTAGGCTCATTCTGCCACCTGTACGTTATGCGCGGCCAACTCAGCAGCAATGCGTGCCTGCAGCTGCTCAGAGTCCGCGTGGTTGAGGGTCTGCGCTGTGAGCACGTCATACCCGAAGGTAATCCAAAATAGCCGATACGCCTCGTGCTCGTCGAGGCGTCCGTGCTGCAGTTTCCATCCCGCCCATGTGGCGATGGCGCTCCGTAGGTCCATTTGCGCTGCGATCTTCTCTCTGTGGCGCGCCTTGAATCCCGCTTGTGCCGCTGCGGGCAGCTGGCTGACGCCGCTCGGCACGTCGAGCGCAGTGCGCGCGGCATTGCGCATCTGCTCGAGTACCGCGCTATCGAGTTCGAGAAGATCACCCTCGACGAATTCGGGTTTGCTGCGCTGCGCAGGCAACGGGATAGGCGTACCACATTGTGGGCAGGCTGACATCTCCCGCGGGTACGGCAGCATGCACATTACTTGCAGGCACACGCGGAATTTAGGGGCATCGTCAGTCTTCTTGGCGCGCTTCTCGCGGGAGTCGAGCGTATAGCTACGCGGCACACATGGCAGCCCATGCCGCAGCACGTTACCCACGTGGTCAATCAGCATGCAATGAGGCTTGCGGCTGGCGGCAATGTGGGCCTTGCGCTCCGCTGCGGTGAAGGTATCCCAACGGTGCCACACATCGGCATCATCTATGATGGGCCGCAAGCCGCGGCCGAATTGCTGGCCGTATAGCTGAAAGCTCGCAGTGCCGCGAACCATGCTGATGACTTCTACCGCCGGTATGTCGGTACCTTCGCCCAGAATATCGCACGAGACTAGCTGCAATATCTCGCGCGCCCGGAACCGCCGCAGCAGCTGCGCACGGACAAATGTTGGCGTCTCACCTGTGAGTACCTCGGCGCGTATGCCGGCCGCTTGGTATGCGACTTGAATCTCTTTGGCCGCTGCGATATCGACACTGAAGGTTAGCCCCAATTTGCCCGCGGCAAACTTTTGATAGTGCTTGACCACGTCGCCTACGATTGACCGGGACGCATGCGTGGCTGCGCTGAGGGCCTTGGGGTTAAAGTCCCCGGTAGCCGGCGATGTGGGCACTGCCGCTAAGTCTATGTCGCTCGGCGGGCAAGCAATGCGGTAGTCGGATAGGTACCCTTGGTCGATTAGATCGCGCGCGCACGGTCCGATAACCAGCTCATCAAATACCCCCGTCGCGCATCTGCCTAGCCCCTTGCCGTCACCGCGCAGCGCGTGGGCAGTCAGCCCGAGCAGCCTAGCGTGCGGGAACATCTCAACCGCACGGCCCCAGACGTTCTCCCGCTGCAAATGGTGGGCTTCGTCCACAATAACTAGGCGAACGCTGTCGAACCAACGGTCGGTAGCCTCGCGAGCCACAACGGTGTTGACCCCCGCCACGCGCACAGGCGATCGGGAGTTGTAGAAGCTCTTACCATGTGTCTCCATGTGAGCGCGGACTACCTCACGGACTACAGCGGGTGGCGCCACGATACCGTGTGGCACTTCCTCGCGATTGAGCGCCAGGCTAATTTGCCCCACGAGTTCGTTACGGTGGGCGATGGCGCATGTGGGCACGTCGAGGTCCTTTATGATGTTGCCCATCAGTACCGTCTTACCCATGCCCGTACCGCCCGTGCATATGACGTTGCGGTGCTCGCGGCCCCACGCGTCGTATATGGCTTGCTTGAGTTGCTGTTGGTACGGGCGGAGCATGTGGAACGCGTCGCAAAATTGATAGGGCTATATTGACGGGCACGGCGTGCGGGGCGCAAGGTGCACGCACTGAATCTGTGACACCTTACCGGAGAAACCCATATGATACGTTTGGAGCTTGATTTGTGTAGTGCCCCCGAGGTGCTGCGAGCATTCGCGGCTCTCATCAACACCATTGCGAACCACAATGAACGGGACCGAGCGCGCAAAGACTGCGAAGCGTCACTGAGCGCGCTCGACGTTGACGCCAACCCTGTTCCTTCCCCCCCGGTGCCGCCCCAGGCTGACGCCCCCGTTCCGGTTGCACCTGTCGCGGCGCCGGCGACCGATAAGACCGGCCGCCAATGGGACGAACGCATTGACTCGAGCAGCAAGAAGCTGACCGACAAGGGCGCGTGGGCGCGACGCCGCGGCGTGGATGATGCGGTGTATGACTCGGTGCTTGCGGAGTTGTCTGGTAGGTCTGGCAATGCGGAGGACGCCCCAGCGTTGCCCCCTTTCGTGCCGGCGCCGCCCGTTCCGAGCCCTGCGAGTACTGCCGCGGTACCGATGCCCCCGACGGGGCAGGCAATTGCACCGGGCTTTGCTGGGCCTGCGGCGGTACCGGGTTCGGTACCGATGCCCCCGACGGTGCAGGCAATTGCACCGGGCTTTGCTGGGCCTGCGGCGGTACCGGGTTCGGTACCGATGCCCCCGACGGCTGACGCCCCCGTCGTCACCTTCATGGACTTCATGCGCTGGGCTACGCCACACCTCACGGCCGGCAAGCTGACCGCGGGCGCCATCATCACCGAGTGCGCCGCCGCGGGCTGTGCGAATATGGCGGGGCTCGCCAAGCAACCTGAGCTGTTGCCGATCGTCATGGCGGGTCTGCTGCCGCTGGTGCAATCATGAGCGCTCGCGTCACGGCGCAGCTCATAGCTCGGGGCTTCTCGCTGCTGCCCTCGATTCCAGTGCGGGACCTGTGGCCCGATGGGCTTCCGCTGTTGCTCGAGCCACCGCGGGCCAAGAAGCCCAAGGCGCCCGGCCGCAAGTACCCGCCCGCCGTGCAGCGGCTGGGCAGCGTCATGACGATCGGCACGCATGACGCGGGGGTGCGGGCGGTGTTGGTGGCCCGGGCGCAGGGGGAAGTTACACCCCGCAAAGCAGTGGACTCTTACCGCTATGGCGCCAAAATTGACCAACGTATGGGGTACGCCCGATGAGCCTGCCATACGATCCGGTGCCGCCAGATGTTACCGAGCTGATTGCAGCCGGTAAGCCGGCCTACCCACACGAGGCGCGCGCATTGGCCAGGGAGGTGCTCGAGCTGCGCAAGCGCGTGCAACAACCGTCACCGCAATTGGAAGCGTTCAACCCCTGGGGGCTGATACCATGAGTCGCATCACATTCGCTAACCTCGCGCGCACCGTGCAATGCCCCGGCAGTGTGGTGTTGTGCGAGCAGGTACCCAGGGCGCCCAAGACCGAGGATGCACTCGAGGGAGACGCGGCGCACTGGGTGGCTCAGCAATACGTCGAAGGGCGCAATTGTGTCGAAGGCACCAAGGCGCCCAACGGCGTGCGGATCACGCGTGAGATGATCGACGGCGCTATCATGTGGCGCGACGAGGTCGGCATGCACGGGCTCGTCGAGGTGCCTGCGGTGGCTACTCGTATCCATCCGACCGAGTGCGGTGGGCGCCCTGACTTCCGTCGTGTCGATCCGATCGATTGCATCGTACGCTGTAAGGACTACAAATACGGCCATTCGCACATCGACGCGTACGAGTGTTGGCAGCTGATTGCCGGCGCGTGCGCAGCGATTGAGGAGCAAGGGCTCAACGGCGTGGACGAGCAGTATTGGACGATCGATATGGCCATCGTACAGCCTCGCAGTTATCACCGTGACGGCCCCGTGCGGCGTTGGGTCGTGACTGCGGCCGAGCTGCGACAGTACGTCAACACGGCGTTCAACGCCGCGCACGAGGCGCTCGAGCCATCCCCGCGGTTACGCGTTGGCCCTGAGTGCAGGCTTTGCGACGCTAGCCACATCTGCCCCGCGCTGCAAGCCGAGGCGTTGCGCGCAGCGGACTACGCACAGCTACGCGCTGAGCCGCTCAATTTACCCCCGGCCGCATTGGGCCGCGAGCTCGCGGTGGTCGAGGACGCTATAGCCACACTGCAGATGCGCGCGACGGGGCTCACAGCGCAGGCCGAGGCACTAATTGCCCGCGGTGAGCGTGTGGCAGGGTTCGGTATGGAGCCGAGTCGCAGCAATCTGCGCTGGTCTGGGTCGCTAGACGAGGTGCTGGCGCTCGGTGATGCAATGGGCGTGGACCTTCGCAAACCTGCGGACTACATCACGCCCACGCAGGCACGCGATAGGCGACTATTGCCCATCGAGGTGATAGATTCCGTTACCGAACGCCCGCCGGGCAAGATGAAATTGGTTCGCGTCAACCAGGCAGCAGTAGCAAAGGACTTGACTGGAAAGCCCTAAAATGTCATTCCCTTCTCACGAAAAAGAGTATAGAAACGCGTACCGTGAACGGTGCAAGGGGCGCATAAACGCCAAGCACCGCGAATGGTACGTGCGCAACCGGGCCAAAAAGCTTGCGGCAGTTAGGGCGGCTTACAACCCGGCGGCGGATAAGGTGAAGCACTTGGCTGACCCTCGGAGGCGTATGGTGGTTACGGCCAAGCATCGCGCTAAAAAGAAGGGCCTGCCGTTTGACTTGGCCATAACGGATTTTGAGATTCCAGCGTTTTGCCCAGCATTGGGGATTCCTATTTACATCGATGGAGGATTGGACAACTCACCGCAATTGGATAGAACGATACCGAAACTGGGGTACGTCCGCGGGAACGTGACCGTGATTTCGGGCCGGGCCAATCGAATTAAAAACGATTCGACCCCCGAGGAACTGCAGAAGATTTCCGCATGGGTTTCAACTCTAATCACATCAGCCAAGGCAAGCACCAAATGAGCACCACCACGCAAGACCGCATCAGCATCCTGTTCGCTCCCGGACGCATCGTCTGGGGGAACTTCTATGAGCCCAAATTCCCCAAGAATGAGGACGGCACGCCCAAGTTATTCAAGACTGGCTCGAACGCCGGCAAGCCACGCCCCGAGTACGCATTCGGGTACGCCATCCCCAAGACTCCGGGGCAGCATTGGACCGCCTCTCCGTGGGGCGCGCAATTGCACGCTGCTGCGCTCAAGGCTTGGCCGAACGGCCAGACGCAGCAAACCGGCTTCGCTTTTAAGGTGGCTGACGGCGACTCTACCGTGCCGAATAAGAACATGCGCCGCAACGCGGACAAAGAAGGCTACCCGGGTCACTGGGTGCTCACATTCAGCAACTCCCAGGCGTCCACATATGTGCGGCTTGAGGGCGGCCGCACAGTCGAGCTGATGGAAAAGGACGCCATCCGCCCTGGCTACTGGGTGCAAGTTTCCGCCGAGGTGGCCAGCAATCAATCCTCCAAGACCGCCGGCATGTACCTAAATCACCGTATTATTTGCCTTCTGGGCATTGACAAGGTGATTGAATCGGCTAGCGTCGATCCGGACTCGGTCGGGTTTGGGCAAGGCGTCGCGCTGCCTGCGGGGGTCAGCATGACTAACTTCCAGTTGCCACCGGCCGCCGCCATGTCCCCCACGCCGGCCGCCCCCCATGCTGCACCCCCTGCGGTACCCGCTGCACCCACTCATGTGGTACCGGTGCCCTCGTTTCTTACGCCCGGAGTGCCCACCGGCCCCGTTCCCCCAGCGCCACCGGTTCCGCAGGCTCCATTGCGAGTGATGACAGCCAAGGCACAAGGCGCAACGTATGAGGCGCTCATCGGTGCCGGTTGGACTGACGCTTTGTTGCGACAAGAAGGTTTGATAGCATAGCACCCCGATACAAAGGGGCATTTCGTGCGGCGATGTGCAAAGCCGCTGACCGCCGGGAATAGACCGGCACTCTTTGCGCTGCGCTCGCGGCGGTTCGACTCCGCTAGGGTGGCGGGATCCCCACCCCCCGGTGGGTGAGCGCAGCGCAAAGAGGTTTCTATGCGGATCATCCCTTCATTCGACTATGAGACGTACAGCGAAGCTGGCCTAGCGTGGGATGCCGCCGCCGGTAAATGGCACGGCACCGAACCGGGCAGCAAAAAGACCGGGTTGCCGCTCGTTGGGGCTTACAACTACGTCTCTCATCCCAGTTTCGAGGTGCTCTGCATGGCCTACGACATGCGCCGCGGCGCCGGGGTGCAATTGTGGTTGCCCGGCGATGCGCCCCCCGCGGACATCTGCGCTCATGTTGCCGCGGGCGGTCTGGTCAAGGCGTGGAACAGCTCCTTTGAGTTCTACGTCTGGTCGCTATTCTGTACGCCTCGCCTCGGCTGGCCCACACTGCGGATCGAGCAAATGCGGTGCGCGATGGCACAAGCGGCGGTGAATGGTTACCCACGGGGGCTCGAGGATGCGGGCGACGTGGTGTTGCGCCATAGGACGCAACCGGAGCGGCCAACGCACTGCGCCCACGGTACGCCCACACATGTGGATTGCCCGCGTTGTGATGCGGAGGATAAGCCGTTTTGAGCATTCATCTTCAGATGTGTTTCAACCAAGGTGTATGGGCAGCCACGCGAAACGAGGGCCGGTCGTCTTGCCCCTACGCTAACGGCACGGCTGAGCATGCCCAATGGATGGCGGGGTATGATTCGTGCAGCCGGTAGCCTTCAAAGACAAAGCCGGCAAAGCGCTGATAAAAAAGCTGACCGTACCGCGCAATCCGACCAAGGGCAACCCCGACTTGCGGCTGCACCCGTGGACCGCGCCGCTTGAATTCGCGCAGTTCTACGAGTACTGCAAGCAAGACGTACGCGCCGAGATAGCGGTGAGTGACGCCATGCCCGAGATGAGCCCCCGCGAGTTGCGGCTATGGTTGATGGATCAACGCATAAATGCGCGCGGGTTGCCGATCGACCTCAAAGCAGTCAATGCGTGCATTGTCATCGTCGAGCAAGCGATGGGCAAATACAACGCCGAGATCCGCGCGTTGACGCATGGCGCCGTCGAGTCCTACAGCAAAGCGGCCGATATGATGCGCTGGCTCGCAACGCGTAGTTGTTACGTTGAAAATTTGGATGAGGAGGCAGTCGAAACCGAGCTCGCCAAGCAGCATCCGGCGGATGTGTTGCGCGTCCTCAAGTTGCGCGCCTTGTTATCGTTTGGCTGCGTCAAAAAGCTGTATGCGATGCGCGCCCAAACGTGCGCCGATGGCCGACTGCGCGATCAATACTCGTTCCACAGTGCCCACACTAGCTTGTGGAACGGCCGCGACATTCAAGTGATGAATCTCTACAAAGGGTCAAACAACACCCCCGAGGAGATCGAAGCGGCGTTGGCCGTCATCGCAACGGGATCGCTTGAATACGTCGAGCTGGTCTATGGCGATGCGCTTGAGTGTGTGGCCAATTGCTTGCGGTCAATGATTTGCGCGCCGCTCGGATCCACACTGATATCGGCCGACTTCACCGCGATTCAAGCCGTGGTGACGAGTGCACTTGCGGGCGAGAAATGGCGGCTCGACGTGTTCCACACGCACGGCAAGATATACGAGTCGATGGCCGCGATGCTCACCGGCAAATCGCTCGATTATTACTTGCAATACCGCAAGGAGAACGGCAAGCATCACCCCGACCGGCAGACGTACGGAAAAATCCCCGTGCTCGCGAGTGACTTTGGTGCATGGGTAGGTGGCTGGGTGAAATTCGGCGCAGCGGCGTTTGGCGACGAGAAGGCAATCAAAGAGATGATATTGCGCACCCGCCGGCAGATTCCCAACATTGTCGAGATGTGGGGCGGCCAGACGCGCAACAAATTTAACAAGGCGCCGGATGGCAGCTACGCGCCCGAGCGGCCCGAGCTGTACGGGCTCGAGGGTGCCGCAATTGCAGCGGTACAGAACCCCGGCACCTGCTTTGGCCACCGCCAAGTGCGGTACATGATGGTCGGCGACGTGCTGTATTGCCAGCCCCCGGGCGACGGTGCGCCGCTGCAATACCATGCGCCACGGCTCAACAAAGCCCGCCGCGAGTGGGCGAGCCCTTGGGAATTGGACCTCAGTTACGAGGGATGGAACACCAAGGATGGCGGCTCGTGGCTACGCATGCCGCTGTACGGCGGGGTGCTCACGCAAAACGTAGTCGCCAAGGTGGCGCGCGAATTCCAAGCCGATACCCTATTGGCCCTCGATGAGCACCCGAGCGGCAATTACCCCGTGGTCGGCCACACGCATGACGAGCAAATCGTGGAGACTGTGCACGGCACATCCGAGGAGTACCTGCGCATCGCTCGCGCTGCGGTGCTCAAGCCTTGGGCCGTTGACGATGAGGGCCGCCCTTGGCCCATCAAGCTGCCGGGGGCTGAGGTGACGCAAAGATACGGGAAATGGGAATGAGTTCACAGCGCGCCCACCCCACGCGCCGCTATGCTCACCTCACACTCTCAGGAGCCCACAATGCGCTTAATCCTCTTATTGCTCGGCTTGGCCCTCTTTGCCCCCGTGGCCGCTTGCGGGCTAGTCGGCATTGCAATTGCCGCGCTATTCACCGCGGTGCTCGGGATTCTGGCATTTCCCGGTGCAGTCTGCATAGCCCTCTCGGAAGAATTGGAGCGTCAGCGATGAGCCCGCGGCGCAAAGCTGAGCTGTCTGGTGCCGCGGAATACACGACCGGCAAGACGTGCAAACACGGCCACGTAGGGGCACGACGCACGGACAACGGGTACTGCCTGGAGTGCCGTCGTGTGTCAGATCGGGCCCGGTATGCTCGCGAGCGGCAGCAAGCCCGCTGTTACCGGCAGCCGGGGTATTACTTTGAGGAGCAGAGCAATGGATGAGCGCGGCGGTAATCGAGTGCTGGTCGCCATTTTGCTGTACGTCGCTGCACTACTGCTCTTTGCTGGCTGCTCCACAGCCAACAACTACAAGCTGCCCCCGTACGAGGTGAAGCGCGTCGAGATGACGTGCGACCGCAAGACCACGGGCTTGCCCGCCGGGCTGATGTGCTATTGCGTGGCGTACGGCAGTAGTTGGGATTGCAAAGTTGTGAGGTATTGAACGATGCTGATCCTCAAGATAGCCATGACATCGGTGCTGATATCGATTGTGGGTGCAGTAGGCTCGTGTCAGATGAGGACCTCATCCCCTACGAGTTACCCGTCACCGAGCCAGGCATGAACATCCTTCCACAGCCCCGTAACCGCGAGCTCGAATACGCACTGGATATGGCGATGCGTGGCGGCACCGTCGAGCGCAAGATTCTCGCCGAGTGGCGCGCACGGCGCACCTCGTGGGGGCCGGACGCTGAGGACCACTCATTGCGCCGTCGTATCGATTCGTTTCTTGGCGATCACGTGAAGGCTGCTACCTAGCTACACCCTTGAATTTCTCACTGGTGCGGAAGCCCGCGAGGCCCAACATCCCCATGAGCACAGTCATCAGGGTGTCCATATCTAATCGGGGCGGCACGGGCCAGCCTTTCATGGTGCTAAGCCAACACAGCAAAGGGTGAACGAGGAATTGATACGCGAGCCCTACTCCACATAGCCAACCAGAAAAAGGTCGCCACCCCGCAACAAACAAAGAGCTGCTCGCGGCCTCGGTTTTGTTCACGTCTAATTGACCGAGCGACAGCTTGAGGGAGGCGTCGAGTTCCTGCAGCTCGCCCGCCTGCTGCATGCGCATCATCTCGAGCTGAGCCGCTACACGTGCCTTCGGGTCGGGCACCACGCGCTCGAGCAGCTTTAGTCCCAACTCGAGCAGCGGGATCATGTGGAGTCCCCGCACTTGAGAAATATCGTCGTTTTGCGATCCGGATCGGGTATGACGAGATTGACGATGGCGATTTGCTCGGGGGTCGGGTCGGGCAGCACGCGAAACGTCCCGTCGCTGCGGATGAGCACGACGAAGGCGATGTGTCCGCATTGCGCCGCGGCGACGGCTTGCACGTAGGTGACGATCGGCTTAGGTAGATTGGCCACCCGTGCGCGCTCGCGCGCCCGCCCACCATGGAGGCCGAGGCACCCGGCGCCGCCCACTACCGCCGCCAGCACCAGATAGCGCGGCACCCGCCGCGCCGCATTCGTAAGTCGTGAACTCATAGTGTTTCCTCAATCAGTTTGATTTCCGCGGCTCGACGCCGCACCAGGCCGAGCTCCGTTTTGACGGCGCCACTCGACGTGTGGATGTGCACCCAGCGGCTCAGCTCTTTGCATACCGCTCGCCAATCGCCCTCGTTGGCTCGCTTGCGCAGGGTGCTGCCTGCGAGTGCCGCGGTACCGAGGTTGTACGAGAAGTCAACCAACGCCGCTAGTCGCTTGGGCTCGGCTAGATTTGGGATGAGCTGGCAGACGCGCGCCACCTCGCGCCGCACTACCTCGGTAAGGTACGCCTCGGCGAGATCGCGAGCCATCGGTAGGTCTCGCATCGTGACCTTGCGCCCGCTGGCATAGCGCGTGAACCCGTAGCCAATTGTGGGCACGCCCGCGGGGCAGAGGTAGGGCAACTCTTCGAACCCCTCGAACTTTCGTATGAGATCGGCGGCGATCTGTGACGCAGTTTCTAGTCCTTGGGGTTCGCTCATGATATCGTTCGCCCATCAGTTCACCCGAAGGTACCACACCATGGCCAAGAAGCCAATTCCCCCAGAGGCCTTAAGCGCCGCCTTGGCCGTTGTGTACGCAGCGTTGCGTGCCGAGGCTGAGTCGCTGCGCAACGCCAAGCCCGCCGCGGTAGACGTGACGGGGGTGCGTATTCGCCTCATGACCGCCGTCGCGCTCGACTCCGTTGCGGAGCGCATTGCCCCCGCGGGGACGCCGTTGTGAGTGGGCGCCGCACCCTCAAGGCCCGCCACGATGACACCGCAGCGGGTCGAGCCCGCCGGCAACGTCGCGAGACGTACCGGCTCAAGCGCGCCGCGGGGCAAGCTGCCGACTTGTGGGCCGCCTTGATTCTCAACAAGTTTCGCCCCGAATGGGGCAAGCTGGCCGCACATCTGACAGGCATCACGATTCCGCAATGCAAGTGTGTGGAGTGCACCCGTAATGGCAAAGACGTTCAGTGAGTACAAAGCGGCCACCACCAAAGACCGCTCGGCCGACATCCGCGCATTCCTCAAGACCTTAGGTGATCGCTACGTTAACGAGTACGAGCTGTGCCGCGCTACCCGAGTATCCACATGCGATGTGGCCAAGTACCGCGACGCGTTCAAGGCCCACGTCGTGCAGGGTACTCGGGCTAGGGGCGCAAAGTGTTTCTATTGGGCCGGCACGGCCAAGCTGGCCAAACAAATGCGGGGCGTCAGCAAGTGAGCGCTAAGACCCTCGAGGACTTCAAGCGCGAGACGGACCCATTTTATTTAGCGCAAGCTATCGGGACGGAGTTTAGCCGTGAGCTACGCCCCGTCAAGCGCTATCTGATAACGAGCGCTCAAAACGCGACGCCCGTTGACACGGGGTTCTGGGCGGTTCTGCAGTACATGCAACGCCACCATGCGCGACGGGGTGGCTGCGAAACGCTCGTTATCCCCACACGATACAAAAACCCCACCAGCGTGTGGACAGGGTCACAGAAAAACGCAGAGTATTGGGCCAAAGAAGTGCAGCCGCTCTTATGGAATGTGCGGCACCAACTGAACCAAAATTTAGAGTTACTCGCGGACATGCCGATTCAACCAACCATGGCGCAGCCGCTAAATGGTGTTGACGCGGTAACTAAGAGCCGGTCGTGTATCGTGGGGCACGCAAAGGTGCACACTAAAACCGTAGCCACCCCGGCTAACCGCATGGCCAAACTGCTGATGACGACCGGCTCGTGTACCGTTGCGAATTATTCCACGTCTCGCGTTGGGAAGCTCGGCGAATTCCACCACTCGTTGTCTGCGCTGCTCGTCGAGGTGGTGGACCGCAAGCGATTCCATATGCGCCGCCTGTTCTGGGACGCCAAGACCAAGAGCGTTACCGACTTCGGAACGCGCTATTTCGCCGACCGCCACGAGAAAGCACCGCGAGCGCTGGCCGTGGCAATGGGGGATTGGCACGAGGGCTTTACGGACCCGGCTGTTGTCGAGTGCACTTTCGGGGACGGCGGTATCATTGAGCGCACGGACCCAGAGTACATCGTGTGGCACGATACGGACGATGGCTACCCCGTGAATCACCATCACGGGAAGAATCCCTTCAACCGGCTCGCCAAACGCGCCAGCGGGCTTGACGATGCGCGCGCCGCGCTTAACCGCGCCATCGATTCTGTGCGATTGCGTAGCGCCGGCAGGAAAGCGCTTGTGATCGGCAGTAACCACGACGACTTTCTCTCTAAATGGATCATCGAGCAGGACTGGAAAGCCGACCCTGTGAACGCTGAGTTTTACTTAGAAACCGCGCTTGCGATGGTGCGCGGTACGAAAATGGGGCCAAGCGGCGTTGAGTACCCGAGCGCCGTCCCCTACTGGTTCGAGAAGGCGGGCATCCCGGGGGTACAGATGGTGCGAGAGTCGTTCGTTCTCGGTAACGTTGAGCTCGGCATGCACGGCCACCAAGGTCCGAACGGTGCGCGCGGCTCCATAAAAAATCTACGCCGGATAGGGCTCAAGTCAATTATCGGGCACTCCCACAGCCCTGGTGAGGACGAGGGGTGTGTGCAAGTCGGCACGTCCACACGGTTACGGCTCGAATACAACCACGGTCCGAGCGCGTGGCTGCAAGCGCATTGCCTCCTCAACGCCGACGGTCATCGTCAGCTACTGTTTATTATCGACGGAAAGTGTGCGCTGTGACATTGAATGAACCGCAGCAAATAGCCCAGTATAGCACCATGACGAAACAAAAACCCCGGATTCGATGGTCCTATACGTTCAACTGCTGGATGCCCTTCGGGGGCTTCCGGTTTGGGAGATGACCTTGAGCAACGACAACACGAACCCGCAGCATTACCGCTCACATCCGAGCGGCGTGGAGTGTATTCAGATTACCCGCCACATGGGGTTTAACTTGGGGAACGCTGTAAAGTACTTGTGGCGTGCGGGGCTGAAAGAGAACGCCCCGACGATCGAAGATTTGCGAAAAGCCATTTGGTACATCAACGATGAGATCCAGAAGCTTGAGGGGGCCGCGGTCACTGCCCGCAACTGGGCCTTCCCGCTGCATGACGACTCAAGCCATGCGGCACTGAGCCCCGCACCGCTCAAGCTCGAGGCCGAGGTGCCCGCACCGTGACCTGCGAGCAATGCCAAGGCGCCGGCACCGTGCCGATGCATACCGAGGGGCTAGGCTTCCGTGAGCTGGCCGTGTGCGGCATGTGCGCACCGGCCAAGCCGCCTCGTCGTCAACTGCAGATTGTTGGAGCGTCCCAGATGGAAAAGCCCGATTTCATCCTGTATGACTGCGTCACCTGCGCGATGATTGAGCGCGCCGACAGTATCGAGGCGGCACAAACAGCTGCAGACCGCCTAGCTAGGGAGGGCCGCAGCGTCAAGCTCTTTGCGTGGGTGCACGTGGCTACGTTCTCCCCGAAAGCCAATGGATGACACCAACTGCGAACCCGCCCATTGCTGTGGCCACAGCACCGATCGACCACAACAGCCTAACTCCAAACTTGGCGTTACTGACCGTCTCTAGCACGGCGTCAAGTTTGGATTCGATGCTGGCTAATTGGCCCTCTAGACGGCCGATGCGGTCATTGTGGGCATCTAGACGGGCTTCGTGCATACCGATTTCTTTGTCATTCATGTCAGCAGTACAACACTTCAAAATGGGCTACGAGAAGAGTAATTGCTTTGCCCGCCCCTGCAGATGTAGATTTGAAGTAAACCACATCTCCGGGCTCGAGCCACGCGTCGGCTTCGTTGGCTGTGAACCCTCCGTCGTACGGGGTGTGCGCGGATAGCCCCGCCTGTGTGTCCGGCGTGGCTATGGCGGCATCAACTCCATTACGTATAGACCTCGTGGTTAGAGTTCGGTAGTCCACGCCGCTGGCGGCGACTGCAGCGGCTGCGGTGAAAGTCATGCGGGGGATGTAGCACTTGCGCCGGGCCACAAATAGCGTCTGCTCGACAGCGCCCGTAGCGGCCAGCGTGCCAATCGGCACGGATAAAGGCACACCGTGGGTGTAGAGGTGGGCATCCGTGGTGAAGATAATCTGACCGCGCACTCGGTTATTGAGGCCCCACGTGCACCTAACTGGCTCGGGTAGGTACTCCCACGTAACTGTGCCGTCTGTGATAGGCGAGGTGATGCCCGTTGGACCCCCCGCGCCTGCGCTGGTGCCCGTCGAGCTCGTGGCGCGGTAGTACCGAGTGCCATTGCGGACCACATCCCCGCGCACATAGACGGTCGTTATTGTCCACGCTGCAATACCTGCGACGTTGGCGGAAAGGTTTACGTCCCCATCTATATCGCAGTGATCGATAGCGATTTGGCACCCGCGCTGTGCCATGTTGTTTATCTGGATCGCGTAATCGGTCGAGCCACTCGTATTGATCCTAGAGATTTTGCAACCGATGATCTCTGCACGGCTCGCGCCGTTGACTTTGATGCCGCCTCGCTCGCATCCATCGATGTGGACATTCCGTACCGAGATATCCAGCCCAGACCACTGACGCTGTGCAACGCTCCCGAACTGCGACTTAAGGTCGAACGCGTAGTTGGCCGCGGGGGTCGTCATGTCGGATAGGTGGATCGTGTCGAGCACAATGCGGCGACCTTCAAAAACGGGCCACCAATGGCAATCCTTCAGCAGCACGTCACGTATAACTATGTCGCTTACCGGATCGAAGCCATCGTGAGGCAAGCCCGCCCAATCGTTGCCGATTCCAATCGTTGCCGAGCCGCCCCCGCCGCCAATTGCTGAGCCCGCCACGCCGGATATAAGCACCCGCTGGCTGGGTAACATCGTGGTGACTGCGGCGTTGTTGAGATAATCCGTAAAGTTATCGGGGGTCGTGTCTTTGAAATTAATCGTTGCGATGTTGCCCAACGTGTTGCACGTCGCGCCCATGAACACGCCATCACGCTGACCGTTAATATCCCACATCTGGTTGCTGCGACTGGTGCTCACGTAGCCATTGCCAACAACCACACAGCCGCGCGAGGTGCCATCAAAGTCCAAGCATTCGCTGAAATCACGATGGACCCCGCCAACTATAACCGCGTTGTCCACATATCGCAGGTTGAATCCTCCCGTCTGTTTATAGTGCCGGTGGCCGACGATTTGCACATCCTCGCAATTCTGGATGTGACTGGTGTAGCCCCGTCGCGCTTCACTCGACCGCCCCTCAGTCAAAAGATATCGTAGTCCCCGGACGCCCGTCATGTAGGCGAAGCGGTGATTGCTGTTCGTCGCGTCCGCGTCGTTGCCGGAATCGAACGAGGTCCCCACGAAGGTGATGCGGTTCTGCGCGATGGTCGTGTTTTTGTCAGTAGCGTAAACGAATTGGATGTCTCCGCCTAACAGCCCCGAGGTGTGCGACCGGATGTGAAACGTTGCGCCGAACCCCACAACTGTGTACCCGCTGGCGTCGAGATCGACAGCACGGTACGCATCGGCGGTCTGATTCGCGAAATCAAACGGGCTGGTGTTCGTCGGCCTCACTGTGTACGCGCCGGGGTACAGCGATGTGGTTCCGCCGAGATCCTCGAGCGATTGCAACACCGGCCCATCATTTGTCGAGTCGTCAATCACCGCACCTAGCCGGCGAGGCTCGTCAAACTGCGGAATGCGGGTCTTGTCGGTAGGCGTCAAGCTTGCCGCAGTCTCAGCGGCAGTCGTGGCGTACTCCACATAGGTGGATGCCAACGTGGTAGGCGAGGGGATATTAGTCGCACTCAGGGCGCTGTAAATCAGCACATCGTTGGCATCACGCACAAGGATACTGAACGCCGCTGCGTCCACAAACAGCCGTGCAATGCTGCTACCATTCAGCGCATAGCCCCCCGAGGTACGGATAGGCTGCGCCGCAGGGGCCGTTAGGGCCGCGTCGTAATAGACCGAAATCGGGTTGGTGATCGGGTTGGCCCCCGCTGTGCCGATGTAGATCTTACCACCGGTCAGTGGCGCCCCCGCGCGATCCATGAACATCGGGAACGGGCTGGTGGTTGCTTGTAGAGTCATTTCAGATGTTCCTGTATTCGTACTTTAAGCTTTGCGTCTTTGGACCGCTTGATCCCGATGCGCAGCAGTGTGGCCACCGGGGCAGGGACCCCAGTTGCAGCGCTGCCGACGAGGTCAAGTGCCTGGATCAGCGCTGAGCTCGTGTTGCTAGTGTTGACGCTGCCCGGCGGAACGGTAATGACATCCTTGGCCACATCGTTAAGCAGCCGCAATTGCTCGGCCTGTTGCTTGCCGAGTAGCACATCTAGCTTGCCATTCTTGTCGAGCTGGCGGATGGCCTTGTCGAGCTGCCCTGCGTTAACGACCGGCTCACCGCGTTCATTCAGCGCTACGCCCTTGGTCGCTTGATCTTTAATCCATTGCAGGGTGCCGCCGCGTAGCTCTTTGAGCGCCTGACGGCCCTCCGGACCAGATCGCTGCAATAGCGACTTGACCCCGTCGAGTTGCTCCGCGCTTGTACCGTCGTTGAGCACGGTACGCCTAAGCACGTCTTCAGCCGCAATGGCGCGGTCTGTGCCGCCACGCTTGGTGCCGAGCAAGTTTTTGACGAGGGATTGCCCTTGGAAATCCCCCATGAGCCGCGCGTGCTCGGCTCGAGCCGCCTGGAATTTCTGCCCGCCCGCGGTGGCCGTGGAATCGTTGTAGAGCCCCTTTAGGATCTTGGCTTGTGCGAGCTCGCGCTTATCGATACCCGTGGTTTTCGTTATGTATTGATACAGCTCTTCGCCCGTACCGAGCTTTGTGGGCTGGGCAATTAGCTTGCCGTCTACTTCTTTGGCTACACCCAGGCGGATGGCCTCGGCGCGTATCGCTGGCAAGTTTGGCGCAAGCTTGTCGAGGTTACGATTCGCCTCGAGGTGCTCCACAAATGCATCAAGGGTCACGGGGGCTTCGAGTTCGCCCGCTTTCCGTGCGTCGGCATACAGCACCCGGATTTTGTCCTTGATACGCTTGGACTTCCCGGCGAGCGCGCCCGTCACCCTGTCACCGACCCCGGAGAGATCAGTAGCCTCGGCGCCAGACCCTTCTATGAATCTGTCGAGATTCTGCTGCAGCGCGGCCTGCTGGTCATTGATCCTCTCGCGGATCGGGTCGCCAACATCACCATTTTTGGCCGTCTCGCGCTCAAATTGGATATCCTCAAACGCTCGGGTGCGCTGACCCTTAGTGAGTTTGATTGGCACGGGCAGATTTTCGGCCTTCGCTTGCCGCAAGTCGCCCGCCGCGAGCTCCGCGCTACCCGCACTCTTAGGACCAAAGCCACTCGGTGCCGCCGCGGGGGCCTCCGGTGCAGGGGTCACGGCGTCAACCACTCGCGTTGCGCCTTGCTTGGCGGATGCTGCCACTCGCGTTGCGCGCCGCTCAATGGCGGCAGCCGGCACACCCGCCGCGTCCCGTACTAAGCCCCCAAACGCTTTCAGCCCCTGCGGCACTGCTGCCGCCGTCGCCCCCAGTGGTCCAAGGTTCGTCGAGACGTCTTGCGCAAGATTCATCGCGGGCTCAGCGGCTTTGAACACCTCGCCCACATCGCCGACCATCTGCTGGCCCATCTCGGTAGAGGGTGCGACGAGCACCGATTGCGCCGCTTGGTCCGCGGCGGCTTGAATGGCCGCGCCATCGTTCGCGCCGCCGTTGAGGATCTGCCGCGCAGTCTCCGCTACGCCCGCACCGAGCCCAACGATACCCCCCACGGCCGTGGATGCCAGCGTGGTGGCCGCGTCGGCCGCGCCGACTACACCTTCCCCGATGGTGGCCGCATCTTTGGCCACGCGTTCGCCGAATGACATTTGGTCGAGCTGCTGTAGCCGAGGGGATTTCACTTCAGGAGGCGCGAGGTACTTAGCCCCCGCGCTGCCCTGGGCGTAGTTGGCCGCGCGTTGCTCCGAAGCTGCGTATTGCCGTTGAACCTCGGCTAGCGCCTCTTCTTTCGTGCCGTTGCCTGCTATGCGGTAGCGCTTACCGTTCGGGGCGGTTATCTCGTACGTGGGCATCACTGCACCTCAGTGACCGACCAGCCACCCCCGCCAGTCGCCGGTGCGCCCCCCTGACTCCCCGGGGCCTCGCCGGTCGTCCACATCGCGCCGAGCTTCTTGGATTGGATTTTGTCGTTACGGTCGACGATCTCTTGTATCTTCTTGAACGACTTCACGAGGCTGGCCGCACCCGCGCGAGGGTCCAAGGCAGCAATTGAATTCTTGAGTAGCAAGATGTCCGTGTCGGACATTGCCCCCGTCAGCTTGTCCACACTGCCCAAGGCTACCATGTTTTGCAGCGTCTTGATCTTCTCTTCGACCGCCGCCTCTTCCGTCCCCAGCGTGGGGAACCGTGAGTCAATCGGCCCGGTGACGTCTTCGAGCACCCCCGCCGGGACATTCAGCAAATCGTTGGTGATCTCGCGCAGGTCCGCATTCGCCCCGCGGGCCGTCTCGAGTTGCGCAGTGCGTGCGCGGGTCTTCTCGTCGCGCGCCGCCTGTGCGTCAGCCAATTTGCCTTCAAGCTCTTGTTTCTTGAGCGAGTTGGTTTCTTTGTCGTAAGCGGCCTGCGCAGTCAACACGGCCAAATTGGCGCGCTTAATATCTTTGTCCTGCGCGAGCCCTTCAATGCGCAGGCCCCGTTCGGCCGCCTCTTGCGCCGCGGCGCTCTCGGCGTACTTAGCTCTCACCGACTCTTGTATGGCCTGCTTCTCTTTTATGGTCAAGTCAGATTTCTGCAACGCCTCTTTGCGCCGGTCGTCCAACTGCTTGCTGTACGCCTCGGCAAATTTCTCAGGCCCTTGCACCTCAGCGAGGTACGAGCCGAGCACATTCGTGGTCAGCTCGGGGTGCGACTCGAGCAACTTTGCCTTGGCCTCGAGCACCTTGGCGTCATCCTCGCGCCCGCTGTTACGGTACGCCGTGGCGTATTCCTGTAGGTACTTTTTGGCCAGCTCGGTGTCACCCGATAGCGCCGCGCTGTAGACCGTGTTGGCCTGCGACAGCCGCTCCTGTTTCTCTTGGTCGTTCAGCCGTGCGTAGCTCTCTTTGTAAATCTCCGACATCTCGGGGAACTGCACCAGAAGCTGTGATAGCTGCTTTGCACTCGGTGTGGCACCGAGCCCCACGAGCGCTTGTTGGAACTGCTGTGAACGCGTTGCCTTGTCCTGTGCCGCTTGCGCCGCCGCGTCTCGCTGTTGCCGTTGCGCCTGCATCTCGGCCACACCGGCGCCCGCTTGTACACCGCCCATGAATGACTGCGCCGGGTTGGGCACGTTCAGCGTGTAATTGTACGGGTCGGCCATTTAAGCGCTCAGCGGGGCATTCGGATTGTTGTAGACCGGGGGTGGACCGTATTGCGGGGCCGCGGGTTGCACTGCTGGCGCGGCGGGGGCCACCACACCTTGCGGTGTTTGTGGTCGGTTGCCGTAGTAGCCCGCGAGTCCGCCGGCCGCTTGCGCGATGCCGCCGACTAGTTGCTGGTTGGCCGCGCCATTGGCCAGCGATTGCCCAGCTTGGATTTGGCCCTGCTGTTGCAGTAGCCCGGCAACAGCGCCCGCGGACTGCTGCCCAAGTTCGGCTTGCCCTGCTGCGGAGGCTTGCCCACGTGCGGCCACATCCCCGAGTTGGGCGAAGCGTTGCGCAATCAGCTGATTGAGCAAATTGGGCCGGAAATTGGCCAACGCGTTCTGGGTGTTGCCGCCGCGTAGCCCGCCGGTGGCGCTGGCGTTCTGCAGGATGGCATTTTCGCCCTCTTTCACCCCCTGCCTATACTGCGAACTGTCGAGCACGCCCTGCACCGCTGCTTGCTCAGCATCCCGCCCCGCGTTGGGGTTGAATGACGCTTGAGCTTGCTTGAGCTCGTCTTGCAACCGAGCTGCTTGCGCCTCGGCATCGCGTACGATTACCTCTTGGCGCGCGCGGCGGTTATATTTTGTGGACGGCGGTGAGTTGGTGAATTGATCGCGCAGGAACTTGGCGTTAGCCGCGGCGTCCGCAGCGCGCGTCTTGAGGTCATTAAGGTTAGTTGCGTCATCAGACAGCCCGAGGAACGCCATCTGCGCCGCCGAGGCGCCGTTGCCCGACACGATGTACGGCTTGAGCAGCGCACGGACCTCGTCAAATTGTCGCTGCTGCTCGGCAATGCCGGCGTCTGCTGACCGCCGCTGCGAGCGCGCTGCGTCGCGCGCCGCACCTTTGGCTTGATTGGCCGCATATGCGGCCCCGCCGGCAACCACAACGGCCGCTGTAATCGCGCCGCTCATGCGACCCCCCGAGCTTGACGATAGTCTACCGTGATTTCCTCGCCGAGCGGGATGTTGCGCAGGGCGTACGCGGATAGCCCGCCGTCACCATCATCCCGAAATTCGACGTTTGGCGTACGTGAATGATTGGTGAAGCGCCCCAGGCTCGTGCGGCTGCCGCCGATGCGGGCAGGCCCCACGTAGTCGCCTTGGGCAAACCCAGCGCGGAACGGGAAACACCCGTGGCCCTGGATCTTGGATGGCAGCACCTCGATGCACGGCGTAACGACCGGGTCAAGCCACAAATCATCCGTCAACTCGGAGTAAAACCGCACTTCGTCAACGGTGTAGCCAATTTCCGCCATATCATCTGCAAATTCATCAGGCGACTCGTAGTCAAAAAGCAACGTTTCGAGCCTCTCGACATCCGTCTCGTTTGTGGCCCACACGTTGACCCACACCATGTCCTCGATGACATATGCGAGCTTTTGGCCGGCAGGCGACTCAAAGCACTGCGGTGCGGTTAACTCGCGCTTGCTGCCGTCGGCGTCAATCAACACGCATTTACCGCTGAGCATGATATTTAGGCACGGGCCCCGATGCTTCTTGCCGAGCACCAGCGAGCCGGCCGCCGCTAGCATCTGTCGCGCGTAAATGCCGTGCGAGAAATGGTGTGTAACCGGGCACGGCACGCGCGGCTCTAGGCGCAACTCGCGCTCAAGCGCGGCGAAGTCGAGACGCGCTGGCAGCCCCATTAGGTCACCGTTCGGCCGCTGGCCGCGATGGCGAGCGACGTCGCAGCACCAGCAAGAGTCGAAATAAAGTCGCCCGAGTCGAGTGTGTGGCCCACGATCTCGGGGCAAAGGTACGTTTCGCCCGCCAGAATGCCCCGCGTGGAAATCAGCAAGTTGCCCGACCCCGCCGCGCCACCGCTCGGAACCAAGTTGAGCGCAAAAGTGACCGTGCCGGCGGTTACGTTGGTGACCGTGAATTTGTCCACGATGGTGCGAACGTTCGCCGAGGTGTACTGCGTGGTTTGCGCATTCTCGGCGTATTTGGGGTCAAATAGACTGACGACTTGAACAGTCAATTGCGTTACTCCGCGTGGTGCGTCGCAGCATAACAGTCGCTGCGCAGCATATCAAGCCGTGACCGCTTTGATGACCGCGAAATTGAAAACAGGCTGCTCCACCGTGGTACCGCCAGTGGTGGCGAATGAGATATTGAACGACCCGGCCGCCACCGCGGTCACGTGGATCATGTTGAGGTCCGCGCCGGACTTCTGGCACACCTTCACCACATCAGTGGCCGCCACGGTGCTATTTGTCACGGTGAACGTCCGCCACGTGGTCGAGCCAGCCGCCGAAAACAGCGTGATGGCCCCGGACACCTTGTTGATTGTTACCCCCGTGGTACGGCTGGTGATCTGCGTGACGGTACCGCCCGCGCCCGTGGCGTATCCAATGCCCGCGGTGGCGCTATCCGACTTTATGGAGCCCTTGCCCAGGCTGTTTAGGCTCGAGTCCCACGACATTACCAACGAGCCATTCGACGAGATGCCCGGGGTATTGGCCGCCGGTAGGTACAGCGCGTTGCCGGAGGCGGTCGCGCTGGTAGGCGAGTGGCGTAGCGCCGACACTTGACCGCTGAACGTAGCAGTACCCGTCGAACTCCACGTGAATGTGGCGGAACCGCTGCCCAGGGTCACATTGTCCAGCGTGGTGCCCGTGCGATCCGCGGTCATGATGATTGCTGTGGTACCCGCGCTATCATTGACTAGCCTGAGTTGTAGCTGCTCACTTTGCGCCTGTAGACCCCATTTGCCGTTGTCGGCCGTCGCGTCCGTCTCGTACAACATGAAGACGGGACGCGCACTCGCGAGCGTGACCGTGGGCGTCGAGAAGTCAGAGTTCCGACTGAAGGTCCATGCACCGCTCATTGTGGGCGCTATGGTTTGGTCCAGCGCGGGTGCAGCGTCGGAGCGCATGTACGTGCTTGCTGTGCCGTTGACCGCGGTGAGCCCGACGGATGCGCTCGGGTTAGCCCCCAGTGCTGTACCTATGATCGTAGCTAGATTGGCCCCGGTCAGTTCCTCGATGTCACCCGCGCCCGCGCTGATACGCCCGAGCACGCGGGATGTGGCGCTCACATTCTGGATCTTGGCGTACGTCCACGAGTCGTTCGGCACTACCGGCGTGACGGTGAACGTCCACGCGCCGGTGATTGTCTCGGGACGTGCACCCATCGTGTTATACGGTAGCGCTCGAGGCGTCAAATCCTCATGTGGTCGCGCGGGCGCTTGGGCCGGTGTCAGGTCTTGATGGGCTGCCGCATTGATGCTCGGGGGCCTCAAATCGTGGTCCGGAGGGGCGGATTGTAGCCCAGGAGGCTCAAGGGCCAGCCGGTCGAGCGCTGCGGCCAGTCGAACGATGGCATCCGCCGCCGCATTGATCCTCGCATCCGTTGTGGCCGCCATCACCTGCGCGTCGGCCATATCGACAAAAACCATTTCTTGCATGCGCTCAAACGTGCGCACGGCCTGAAAGTCACTCAGGAATGCAAGCAGTTGCTGACGAGTCAGTGCGCGCGGGGTATCGGCCATCAGAATGCTAACGGCTCAGCCGTCACCTCGAGCCGCAAGAAGCTGAGGAATGACTGCGAGTCACCGCGGAACCGCTGGATGCGGATCGTGCGCCACACCCCTAACTGGCGCCACACGAGCCGTTTGTTGCGCTGACCGCGGCGCCCGCTGTAAATCTGCCGCTCGGCGCTCCACGTCAAGCCGTCGGTGCTGTGAGTCGTCGAGATGATCGGGTCGGCACTGACCGCCACACGGCCGGTGAGCGCGATGAGCTCGAGCTCGTTGAGCATTGCGCCCTTGCCGTTGTTGTGGAGCAAGCGGGTGTCAAAGCCCCACCACACCTTGACGGCGTAATGCTCGCCGCTCTCCCGGGTAAGCGTGCCGATGCGTGCGCTCGTCGGGTCGGCGACGTTCCATTGGCCATAGCACCATGCCAGGCTCCGCGCTTGGTATCGGCTATAGGTGTCCGCCGCCTGCTCGCTGGTCAGCACGAACCACACGGGCTCGCCTGATGTTTTGGACGCGATGCCGTCGTAGACTATGGTACGGTCGGGAAGGTGCACATAGAGCCACTCGTGCCCGCGTTCAATGCGTGACTCAACGGAGCACAGCGCTGCCAGGTCGGCCTCGGTGTACCCCTGCAACAGCGTATCGATCTCCGGCGTGGAGACGCGCGCACACTGCGCCCCCGCTGCGAGATAGACCGACACCGGCTCATCTTTGCCCGAGCCCACCATCGCGATAAGATCCCCCTCGGGGGCGTGGTGCACGCAGCAGGCGAAGGTGCCGATAGCGCCTTTGGTGACTAGCGCGCCGTCGATGCGCTGAAATGGAAACCCCCCGCCCCCGACGTTGGAGAAGAACTCCAATGTGTACCGCCCGACCGCCACCGGCTCGTTGCGCGCCTTGAGCACCGCTGGGATTTCGTCGGGGTCTTGCTCGGCGGAGCCATACTTGAGCGCATCGATACTCGATGCGTCGGTGAGCTCGGTGATGATGAGGAATTCCCCATCGGTGAACATGAAGTAGCCATCGACGAAGATAACGTCCTTCACGTTACCGAGGTCGGTGTCTGTGATTTGCACCAGCGAGCCGGCGGTGAGCAGATACGCCGACCCCACAGCTGTGACGACCGCCATTTGGGTTGGGGAGTGGGCAAACTGTGCCACCTCGAGCCCGGTAGCCACCGGAGAGATTTGCGTAATGGTGCCGTCCGACGCCACCGAGCAAAGTTGCGCGCCAAGCACGCGGTAAAGCACGCCGTTCCACACGTGGCTGCCGCGGTCTACGCCCGGGGGCGTGCTAGCGGTCTGCTCGACGATGCCCTCAGCGGGCCGCAGATACCCGCGGCTCAGCTCGTTTTCGTAGGGCACCGGCACGAGATTGACGGGGTACGTGGCGCGCAAGTCGCCCCGCTCGTCCGACGCCAACCCGTTGAGCACGCTTATCTGGGCCATATCAGCCCACCCGGTACCATTTTTCTAACAGCGCGTCGTACTTAAATCGACAAAAACCGTTAGCCGCAAAGGTAGTCGGCTCGCCCACCACATCGCTTGCACCGTTGGCGTCGAACGTCAGCGTCGTGACGATTTGCGTGCAGTTGATAATCACCTCCTGCTTGTCGACCAGCGATGTGGACAGCGGGAACTTGATTGTCAGGGCAGCAATAGTGCCCGCCGGGGTGATGACGAGGTGCACGTTCTCTGAACCGTCCGCATCCTCCGCCGTTGAGCCCAGTGTGACCGTAACGCCAGTCAATGGGCTGCTATATTGCGTGGCGAAGCTCGATCCGCTCGCCGTCAAGTTGTCTTCGATGTAACTCAGCAGCGTGGCGAGGCTCACGCGGCGCGCGTCACCATTTGCTGAGCTGTAAACGAGCAGATTATCCGCTGCAACCAGCGAATCGAGCGCTGTGAGGTCGATGATTCGGCTCATTCTAAGTCAACTCCGTCAATTGCGCCGCCGCTGCCCACATCTACCGGGGCAGTCGGGGTTTGTAGGAAATTCCGGGTAGTAAATCGGCGGTTGCCGGCACCCGCTGGGGTGTGGGATGGCAGCTGGACCGGGATTACCTCAACGGTTTGCGTCAGTAGCGCCAGATAAGCGAGACGTGCGTCACGTTTTAGGTCGGGACTCGGTACTTTGCCCACCCCCGGGCACAGACGAAGCGCCAAATTGAGCTTTACGGCCTCTTCCGCTGTGTCCCCGATGCCGGACTCGGCGTCAATGTCGGTTCCCGGCACGTAGCCCACGCGGATGTTGCGTGCATTCCACGCGCTCATCAGCCCGTTGAGCTTGCCGAGCGCCGCCGTGAGCTCGACGGGGTCCACATCGAAGTTATTCGAGATGCCCAGCTCGCTGAACGCCGCTTCGATTATGTCGCGCTTGGTGGTCATGTGAAAGAAAATGGGGGCCAATTGGCCCCCATCGTACGCTGCACTGCAGCAATTGGCAAGGTTAGCCGATACGGTAGGTCACATAGGTGTTCGACGCGGTCTTCCGGGTCCGAAATTGCGCGCTGTTACCGTAGATGCCGCCGGTCGTGCTGTGCGAGGACTGCACAATCGGGTTGCCCACGATCGTGTGGTTCGTGTTGGCCGTCAACGTGATGGTATCGACCGCAGCGGCGCTCAGGTTAATAAGCACCCAGTCGAACGCGTCGTCCGCCGCAAAGTCAGGCAGTGCCGCATCAGTATTAGACCCTGTCGGCAAGGTGTATGCCTGAGTTGCACCGGCCGCATGCGTGCCTGTCACGATGCCAGTCAGCAGGTTGGCGATAGTCAACGTGGCCGCCACAGTCTGAGCATTCGGGGTGCCCTGCTTGATCGATTGTACGCCTCGGATCAGCACCAGCCCCGCAGCACCCGCCGTGCCGCCCGAACTTGTGCCGCCCGCACCCGGGGTAAGTGTGATCGATCCGCCCGCCCCGCCGTTGCCGGTACCGGCCGATGCCGCGCCGCCGTCCCCGGCAGTAACCGTCACGTCACCGCCCGCACCGCCGGCATGCGCGCCAGTAGAGTTGGTGGCGCCGCCGACACCCGCCGACACCGTGACCGTACCGGCCGCTCCGCCGACTTGCCCCGTCGCGCCGCCGGTATTTGCACCGCCCGCGCTGGACTGCACGGTGACCGCGCCAGAAGCGCCGCCCGCCACAGCCGCAGCGCTCGCCGCGCCCGCGCCCGACTTGAGGACGACCGCGCCCGTCGTGCTGCCGCTGCCGGCAGTGGTAACGCCGGTGGCCACAGTGAGTGTGCCAGACGCGCCGGAGGTAGACCCGCCAGCACCCGTGGCCACCGTGACCGCGCCGCCAACACCAGTAGCACCCGGGGTGCCGCCGGTGAAGATGAGCGCGCCGCCGGCATTCGCCGAGGTGCTCGAGGTGCCGCCCGTTACCGTGACGGCTCCGCCCTGCGCAGCGGCATAACCGGTGAGCGCGAACGGATCGACCGAGCCGACGAGGTCCGATGCGTTACGGTCAGCAGTTGGCGACGTGCCCACGTCGTAGAAGACCGGCGCCGCGCTCGCATTCTCGATGCGGATTGTGGTCGCTACGGTGCTCGAGAACGTGCCATAGACGGTTTGGCCGTTCGTGGTCGGCGTGAGAACGCTAGCCTGTGAAGGGAAGTTGGGGTATCCAAGCAGCTTAGACACCTTGGCGGTACCGTCCGTTAGGACGGCGATCTTTTGGGACGCGGGGACGCTAACGTCCACCGTGCCGTTCGCATACAAAACATTGACAGTCATGGTTCGATTCCTGTGATGGGTGGGCCATCCATGGCCCGAATTGGTTTACCGTAACGCGTTAAACGTTAGGCGTTAGGGACGTTGTTGTTTTGGCCAAAGAGCATGATACCAGCCATTTCGGGCTGCAACATGTCCACGCCAAACGAGATATCCGCACGGTAGAAGGTCTTCTTAGTGAGGATGTCGAACTGCTTGAGCCACAACACCTCGATGCCCTGCTCGGTCGAGCCGCGCATCACGGCAACGCCCGAGCTCGGCTCAATCGCCCCGTCGCGGCTCGGGGTCAGCAGCACGCTGTCCCGGTGCCAGAACGGATTGACATACGCCGTGTCGGTGTTTATGAACGTGACGGCCGCAGTCGCAGACGTGGCGGACATGCTGCAATTCTGATACTGCAGCTCAGCATCCGTTGCGCCCTGAGCGCTGATAATCGGTGGGCTGATAGTCATTGTGGTGCCACTGTCCACGCTGATGACGCGGAAGGTCTTGAGGTTCGCCGTCACATTCTTGCTGATGTGGTGCACGGCGTAGCAATCCGCGATCGTGAAGCAGTCGCCCGCCGCTACGCTCGTGGTGCTCGAGACAGTGACCGTCTGATAGCGGTTGTCCACGTTGCTGGACTGCCCCGTGGCCGCAGTGCTGCGCGCGAGCGGGGTGTAGTACTGCGCATCGGCAACACGGGTGCCGATCGTGATCCCGGCGCCGGCCGCCGCCGTCAAACGGTTGGCGTAGTCGAGCTTGTACGTGGAGAACGAGGCAATCTCGCCCACATACGCGCGCTCGTACGCGCTCAACGTCTTCTTGTTGTCGAGCTGACGGCTTGCCAGGTTGCCGGCCATGCCGTTGTAGTCACTCGTGCTCAGGGCCAAGAAGCGGTCACCGTCCATGATGCCCTGCTCGTTGAAGAGCTGCTCGCACTTCGAGACGTCATCAAAGCCCGACGCCGCAGCGTTACGGGTAACGACGAGCGTGCCCTGGTTGGCCGCGATGTCCATGCAGCGCTGATTGATGAGCGAGGCCAGTTTTTGGGCCGCAGCCTTGCCCAGGCTCTTGTTCTGGAGGGCATCACGCAACTGCTTGGCCGTCATCAGCCAAGGCGAGCTGTACTGGTATCCGACACTCGTGGGCACAGACAACTGCGTCTGGTCCTTGAAATTGCTGGTCATGTCGGTGCCGCTGAAAGCCTGCGCGATGTACGGCATGGGCTTCCAGACAACGTCGTTGCTGCGCTCCATGTTGACATCGTCGGACGGCGCGTCAACGGTGACAAGGTTCGACAAGACCAACTTGTCGCTAAAGCCCTCAAGGATGTCCTCAAAGGCGACTTTCTCTTCTTTGGTAAATGCGTTACTCATGGTTTCCTACTGGTGTTTAACGTGCGCGTAGTTTCTTTTTGTACGCGTGGACCTTTGAATAGTCCCCGGTACGCTCAGCCTCTGCGCGTAGTTTGTCGAGTCCGGCTTGACCCGTGAGGGCCTTGCCGGTGTTGCTGCGTTCCACACTGCCCTCGGGGGGCGTGGCGGGACGCCGTTTGTTGGTCTTCAACTGGGTCTCCAATTTCGCAATGGCGAACGCGTACTTGACTGGATCCTTGATTGTGGAAAGCTCTTTGAGCTTCTTTGGCGCTTTGGCCAACGCGTACACGAGCAACGCGCTGTTCTCCGCACCGCTGATGATGATTCCTTGCTGCGTCTGGTCGAGCTGGTCGAAAACCGCTTCCTCGGCCTCGTCGTAGTCCTTCACGCCTAGCGCGCCCTTGGCCTTTGTGTGGCTGTTGACGCGCTGTTCCCATTCACGCTGCTGCGCCGTCTGTGACTCCTTCGCTTCACGCTCGGCCTTTTCGGCTTCGCGCTTGGCTTCGTGCCACGCCTCTAGCTGCTTCTCGAATTCCTCCGAGTCGTACTCACAGCCCGCCAGGGTCGGCTTCTCGCCTACCTTTGGCGTCCCCGCGGGGACAGCAGGGGCAGCCTTGAGCTTCTTTTTGAGCTCGCGGTTTTCCTTGCGTAGGTCCTTCACCCATTGCGGTGCGCCTTGCGTCTCGTCCGGCTCCGGCGCCTCATCACCAATCGTTACAACTAGCTCGCCTTCGTCATCCGCAGGGGGCGTCTCGTCCTCGGCGGTTTCCTCGGGCTCCAATTCCACATCATCCAACTCGGCTTCCAACGTCTCGTCGGGCGCCACTTCTTCACGTACCGTCATTGCTACTCACCCTCAGCCATTGACTCGGGGGCTGGTCCCGGAATTTGTCGCAGGCTGCACCGATGCGGGCGCCATGCGGTCGATTACTTCCATTGCTTGCTGGCCCTTGGAAACGTCAATCTCCTGGGAGATCTGCATCGTCTTGGCCTGGTTCAGCTCGGCGTTGCTGACCTTGTTGAGCACGTCCGCCTCGGCTTGCTTGGCGGCCGCCTTGAGATACTCCTCGTTGGCGTCAGGCTTCTGATTGGCCTGCTCGTCGGCCAGCTCTTGTTTCTCTTCGTCGGTCGGTTGCGCCACACCCATGCGAAGCATCTTCTTGCGGAAGTAGCCGCGCACGTCTTGCAGCCCCTCGCCCTCGAGGTTCATCAGGATCATTGAGGTGAGCACGCTGCGCGTCTCGGGGTCGTCAGTCACTTGCATGACCGCAGTGAGCGCCCGTACGATGGACTGCTTGCGGCTATTTGTGGTCGGGCCGACATCCACGGTCACATCAAAGTTGGCTTCACTCAGGTCGTTGGCGTAGCCCGACTTGCCCTGCTTGTCCACCATGGGCTTCATGAGCTCAATGGGTGACGGCGCGCCCTCGCGGCTCGTCCCCTTCATGGTACGACCTTCCTCAACGTACAGCTCGCGCGCCATACCCAGCCAAATCTCGCCGCCGCGCTTGACTGCCTTACGCATGTTGTCCACGTAGATGAACGACTGCATATCGAGCTTGGCTTGCACCAACTCAAGCAGCTTGCCCGAGGCGTTGGGCCGCATCTCTTCGCCCGCCTCTTGGTTTCCCAGGAGGTCCGCCAAGTCTTGGTCGGTTATCTGCAGCAACGCGGCAAGTGCCGGCGGGATTTGTGGCGCCTTCGTGTAGCCAATGGCGCCGGTCGCTACCTCTTGGCCGTTGGCGTCGAGGATCGGATTAACCAACAGGTACGGGTAGTCCTCGACGTTGTCGCGACTCCAATACAACTCGTGACCGCGCACCTGCTCAGGGGTGAGAATGGGCTTCTCTATGGAAGTTTTGCCCGCAGTCTCAGCCAGCTTGCTGAGTTGCATATTCTTCAGCCGCTGCGCATCCTTGGCTAGCCGCACGTGCCCCATGCACCGCTCGACTTGATCCACGACCCAGCGTTTGCCGTACGTGACGACAACGGGGATGTTCGGGCCCGCGATATAGCCGCAGTCTTCGAGCACGCGCATGCCGTCGAGTAGGTATTTGTGAACGCGCTTGCGGGTAACCTTCTTGGTGCGGTCTTTGCGCCACCCAGTCTTGCGCATGGCGCTGCGGCTGTCGAGGTCGTCGGGTTCCTTTTCGTCGAGCTCGGACGCACGAATGCGCTGCTCTTCGCCCGTCGCGGCGTTGGTCCACACCTCGACTGTATCGGGGGACTCCTCGACCTCGTAATACTCGGCGAGCCACACCATGTCAGGCGTAACCCAGTCAAACGTGCCGCTATCGGAGGTCCAGATATCTTTGGGCCAGCTGCTTGGGTCCTCGCCGTACTCCTCTTCGTACGCCTCGTGTGACATGGGCGTAAGCACCCAGCACTGCTTAGCGTCCGCCTTGTCTTGGCGCATGCAGCCGACGTTGAAAAATACCGTGGTATCCGCGTCGTGAATCGGTTCCCAGCGAATGCGCTGACACTCGTTCTCGTCGTCCCCTTCATCCTCGTAGCAAGCACGCAGGCGCCACGCGCCCATGCCACCGCCCACCGCTTCCTCATAGCCGTTGTCGTAGGCTTCCTCCGCCCCGCTATCCTGCTCGTCACTGCGATACAGGTCGGCGCATGCGTCGCTGAGCTCGCTGTTGCCCGAGCCGTCCTTCGAGGTAAAGACCACGTCGAGCCGGTTGTTGCGCCATTCATTGATGACACGCATGACCGACTTGTGGACCTTATTGACTTCGATCTTTGGCTTGTTTTCCCATTGCTCGGACCATGGGCCGTCCCATTGCGCACCGCTGATGGAGTAAAACCGACGGTCCTCGAGGCATTGCCGGCGCTCCTCGTAGACAGCCGACTGCGCGTCGTCGAATTGCTTACGGGCGCGCTCGTGGACCTTACGGAGATTGGATGCAGGCATTGTGCACCGCATCATAGCGGACTGTGATGCGGTGCACAATAGGAGCAGGGTAGCGGGTGCCGCGCGTCCCGTCGTACACTCAGCGACCAAGTGTAAGGAGGCCGACCTCCCGACGCGCGGCGCCCTGTCGGGCCTGCCTTATAAGGCAGCGATTGGGCGATTTGCTGCTATAGATAGCGGACGAAATGGAAATACCGCGTGCTCGAGTAGCCTCGGACGAACCGATAGCCTGCACGGATCAGGTTGGTAATTGAGCCGTAGTTATGGTGGATCGCGTACGTACAGACGCAGGTGCACCCTTGGCGCCTGGCGTACGCCTCACGCACCCGGATGAGCCGCCGTTGCAGCCCAAGCCCATTGGCCGCGGAGACCACCGCGCAGCTTGTGAGCTCCAACATGTCCCCATGGTTACACGCCGAGGCAAAGCCAACGAGTTGCTCTTGACGAAAGCCGCGGGCCGGGTGCACCGCAACCCAAAACAGATTGTTGTTGCCGGGCCACACATCGTGCGGGAACGCGAAGCGGTGCACCTCGCGCAGCCATTCGAGATCGTGTTCACGGCGGATTACGATGCGCATTGAGGGGGTCAATCCAGGAGCCGCGGGTTACACCAAATGAACATGACCCAGATGAGGACCGGGCAGATTGCCACTATGGCGCAGGCTATCGATATCTTGAGTAGCGGGTGCATCATTTCCTCCTAAACGCTGAATGACTCGGGATAGGCGTCACGATCTGACGCGGTACGGTGGAGTCTATCAGCACCGGCCATTCGCGATCAATCCAATAGCCGAGCGCGGTTGTGATGTGTTGCGCAGTATTCGACTCGTCCTCCTGAAACGCTGAGCCCTCCTTGAGCTGCACGGTGCTCAGCCCCTTGTGGACTGTCGGCGCCAGCTTGGGGTTGACGAATAGCGTGCGGTCGCCCTTGGCATTGCAGATCTTGGCGCGCACTGCGTTCTGTCGGTCTCGGATGGCTGGCGCTGCGAGCTTGACGCGGCGTTCCACATTCCAGCCCTGACTGCGGAGGTAACTTTCGATGGCGGTGTAGTTGGATTGTTGGGCGTGCTTCTCGCCTGCACGCCCCGCGGGGTCCCCGTAGAGCTTGAGGCTACGATTAGCGTGCGCCTTGTACCTCTCGCAGAATTCGACGGCGGCATTGTGGGCCACCGCCGAGGTTAGCACTATCTCGTCTGCAATCAGTAACTTACCGTTACGCTCGGTGGCCACACATGAGCTCAGCGGCGTATAGTTGAAGTCGTGCATCCAGCTCAGCGCATCCGTGGGCAGCAGCGTCTCGGTCGTGGTATTGGCATGGCCATAATCCTCGTAGATGCGCCCCGTCGCGCCCTCGAATGCCGCCTCGTACTCCTGGCGGAACTGACGGGCCGACATGCGACCACGCGCATCCTCGATCTCCTCAGCAGACAGAATCTCAGCGCTTGTCCAGTGGTACACCTTGGAGTTGCGCCACACTCCCGACTTGGACCGCTCGCACATGTCGTAATAGTGGTTGAGCCCCTCGGGCACACCGATCAGATCGAGCCAGGGTTTGTACCCTGGGTACCGCGGGTCCTCGGTGCTTAGCGCGGGCAGCACGTGCAACGGGACCGCGTCGGCATGCAGGTCCGCCACCTCATCAATCGGCCCGCCGGCCCACGGTACCCCCTCGATACGCCGCGCCTCATCGAGCCCCATTACGTGGATACTTGCCCCATTAGGCAAACGGATGGTGAGCTCGCCCTCGCGAATGGCATCTGGCCCATAGCAGTAGGCAAAGCTCAGTAACTTGAGGTCCTCCCACCAAATCGTTTTGGCCTGCTTGTGCGTTGGGGCCGCGGCAAAGAACGGTCGGCCCGGCGTGCGCATGGCAGCCTTGACCAGCTTGCGCTTGGCCCGCTCGGTTTTGCCGCTGTTGCTGGTTACGATGCCCCCGTCGTGCAGAACGTAGAGATTTGAGTCGTTCGCTACAGTTATGTCGTAGGTATGCGCGAGCCTGCGCGCCCCGTGAGCCAACCCAATGCGATCCGGCAGCACATTGGCGTGCTTTAGCCTGGCTGGGTCCGCGTAGCGCTTGCGAAGATACGGACGCAGCGCGGTAAGCAGCCGGGCCGCCATGCAATTGGACGTCGTTTTGATCGTGTAGACCGGCCCGTTGACATACTTGGCGCGGCAGTCCGCCTCGCGAGTGCACCATTCCTGGAAGTACTTATGGACGATCCGTTCGCACACATCCACGACGGCGCGGGCCTGCATGCCTATCTGCACTACCAGCTCTTTCCGCTTCGATGACTTCCAGTAAACCGAGCCGTCTGTGTCGATTATGCCCGCAAGGAACGCCAAACACGTGGCACGGTCCCACGTGTCTACTGTTGCCCAATCGGCAATCTTCTCGTGCGCGTACCTGCCTGCGCACCACTCGCGGTAATAGGGCACTGCGTCCATCGCGCCGCGCCCTGCCGCAATCTGCCACGTGTGGTTGGCTGATGGGCGTTTGCGGTAAGGCCCGCCGATCTCGGCAGCGATAGCCTCGGGCACCAGATGATCCCCGGCGCTCACGTACAGGAACCGCATGAAACGGCCATCAGTCGATTTATTGTCGCGGCTGCACCCGTCGCCTAGCAGCGCGCCGAGGGAATACGCCCGCGGCACCGCAACGTTGCCCCCTCGGATAGCGTCGCCGAGGTACACCCTGCGCACACGGTGCCGGGAAGTTAGGCTACCTACTTCCATCCGCTCATAGCCCCCCGCCCAATTGCGCCGCGGATCAAAAGCATACTCGTGAGCGGCCCAAAGCTTATGGTTGTCGGTGGCTGCCAGGTACTCTCGACCGCGGGAAGTGAGCCCTACTACTTCTTGCACCCCATTGTCGTGAGTAGCGGTCACATTGGTGGGGCCGTCAAGCCCCATAACCGTATCGCCTACGCGTAGGGATTCGATGGCGCGGGGACCTGTCGGTGTAGCCACGAGGGTTCCGGTGGGTAAGCAGCGGCGGCCACACGGGGCCAACTTGAAACGCACATCGTCATGGACAAACGCCAACTGTACCGGATGGTCGCGCAACTCATACCAGCGCGCGCGGCACTTAGCCTCAGCGGTAGCGAGTTGCTCGGCGGTCTGTCTCACGACGGCAAGCTATCCGCAATCCGCTTGAGCACCGCATCCACATCGCTCACCTCGCGTCCGCCCTTGTCCCCGACGCCGGCGCCGAGCGCACCGAGCACGCGCAGGATGAGCGTGCGCGCCTCGGTCTGGTCGTGCATAAGAACCTCGATGCGCCCCTCTTTGGTTACCTTGGCCCCTTTGTACAGCTTGGCTGCCTTGGGGCTCAGGCACGTGGTATCGGCCAGCACTACATCAGTGACGCCTTGCCCTTCGCACTGCGGGCACTCGAGGTCGACCGGGTCAGTGCGCCGGAACCCATAGCCCCCTGAGTTGTCCGGCGGGTCAGCTGGCGCGGGGCGCGTCGGGTCAATGTGGTGGGCCTCGAGCGCCGCACCGTACTCAGCATACGCCTTGGACATCTCAGCCTCATCGCGCCAGCGATAGGCGTGCCCTTCGCCGTGGCAATGCCGGCAGTTGTAAATACGGATGCTGACGAGCTCGTTAGGGTCCGCCGTGGCGATGTCATCCAAGTCACGCAGATGGTCCAGCACCTTGGCCACACATTGCGCCTCAATGACGGCGCGATGCTCGCTGATACGTGCGGCCACATCGGCACGGCCCATCAGCACCCGAGCGTGGTCATATACAACGTAGGGCGCCAGCTTGCTGCAGTCGTAGACCGCACGGTACGCGGCGGCGCCGTTGCGCAGCTCGACAACGCGCAGGGCAAATAGCTCTTCTTCGATGGTAAGCGGTTGCCCCGTCAGCTGGTCATTGACCGCGGGGCCAAGCAGGTGGGCGAAACGTGCCGGGGGCTTTTGCATAGCGGGCAGAGTAGCCCGCTATGGTGCGGTGCGTCAATTAGGCGTACATGGCGGTGTTCGCACGGAACCAGTCCGACGACGCGCCCGCGTAGACTGCTTGGATGTAGGCGCTTTTCGCCCGGCTAGCGGCGATCTTGCAGCCGACCCGAGTGCCGGGTGACTCGCTGATAAGCTGCACCCGCGCGCCGTTGAGGTAATCGCACGCATACTTGTAGCCGCCAACCGTGACCGTGGTGGGCGCGCCGCTACCATCTTCGAAGAAGCGAATCGGGGCAACCGTGACTGAGGCGTGCGCTACTTTCATCTCACCTACTCCCGTTGCGTTGCTGATGGCTGCATACTGCGCCTCTTTGACCCGAGAGACAATGTGCACGCGTCACATTTTCAATCAGCCATCTCCATGCGCCGTGTCTCGTACCCTCGCACCCACTCGTGTGACTCATGGCTCATGGGTGGGTATGGGTTGTTGCGCAGGTCGCCGTGCACGTCGCAAGCCTCGTCGTAGCCCGCGTCGAAGGCGCTGTGCAGCGCACGACCTTCGGGGGTTAGCCACATAGGGGTAGGCATCACAGCACCTCCTGAAGCACAGCGCGCGGTCCGTACGCCGCGATGCACTCGGCTAGCAGCTCAAGCAGTGTAACAGCGGGGGCAAGCTCCGCAGTCGTGTAGGTCACGTTGGCATAGTGGGTCATGACGCCACCCGTTCGCGCGCTGCGGCATACGTGGCCGGGCTGATCGACCGCACCCAATTGCCCAGGTGCTCGCACCAGTAGGCCACAATCGTGGCGTCGTTGTTCGTGCGGTAGGTGCGGCCGTTGAATTCAAATGGCGTCCACATGGTGAGTTGCTCCGGTTAGTACTGACTGTAACGCCTCGGGCGGGCAAGACT